GATAAATAATAAAAATTGACAATACTATGAGTAATAAACTTTTAAACTTCGATTCATTCGTAAAAGGTCCTAAACTAGGCGAACCTAAAACTGCGCTTGACGTTAAAGCCGCAGCTCCAGTAAAAAAGGAGAAATCAATTGACCAGGTTAAGCGAGCAAGCTTATCTACTGGAATAAAGGCAGCTGAGCCGGATTACACAAAAACGGTAACCGACCCAATCAAGGAGAGTTCAACCGATACTCAAGCTGAGATTGATGCAATTAATGCAACTCGCGAACTTAGAAAAGAGTTAGCAACTGCAGATACTGACGACAAACGTCTTTCAATCTTGAATCGAATCAAGCTGGTGCAGACCCAAATCGAACAAAAGAATAAGGCGAGTAAACCTATCTAAAAATACACAGGTCAAATGACTTTAGACGAACTAGTACTCGACATACAAGAGGAATTAACATTTGCAAAGGCCTTACCGTATTCTATTCCGGAAAAGGAGATACAGCGTATTATCACCAATGCTGAAAGATACTTTCACGATAACTGGAGACATGCAGTTGAGGCCAGATACATGGTCATTCCATCAGCTGTGTTCAGTCATCCGCTTTTCAAAAAGGAGAGAACCATTCAGTTACCGGAGTGCGTTGCATTCGTGCATGAAGTAAAAGAAGCAAAGGGCACAAGCTCAATGTTTGGAACAATGGATGCGGATTTTGCAGATAATAAGTTCATTGGCTCGGAAGTATTCTTAACACCGTTTATCGGAGAATCAATCATGTACAGAACGGTAATATTTTCGTTCCTGGACCTGGTTAAAGGATTCACAATCGATACGTTAGCCTATGACTATAACAAGAACACCAGAAAATTAATGGTTTTAGGTAGAACACCAAGAGCTAATTCAGTTGTTTTACAAATCGCAAAAAAGGTTCCGTCTGACGATCTTTATAATGACGAATTATTCCAAAGATACGTGAGAGCTAAAGCAAAATTAAGACTTGGCGATCTGTTAACGACATTTGACTATAATTTACCGGGTGGAATCAAGCCGAACTACACGAATCTCGTGACTAAGGCCGAAAATGAGCTTAACCAAGTGCTCGAAATGATGAAAGGCGAAAATACAGCGGACTTTTTATTCTTCGCTAGATGGTAATTAATATATGCTAACGACTCAACCAATAGGAAAAGACTTTTACTTTAGATCGCCAGGAGATCCTAACTACACGGCTGACATCTTTGAATCCAACGATTCACTAGAGAACGCGGTGCAACAGGTTCGAATGGTACTGTTAACGAGATCAGGTGAAGTACTTGGAGAGGACATTGGATTCAATGCAGAAAAGTACTTATTTGAATTTGAATTTTCCAATTTAACTGAGATGGAATCAGAAGCGAATGCTCAGATCGCAGAGTTTGTTTTACTCTCAAAACCTTATAATATTGATGCTCGAGTATTCACTCTTGACGATATCGCTGATCCATACAAAGTTGGATTAGGTCTCGATATCAAGATCAACGGCCAGTCCGCTTTCGCTACACTATTTGATCTTTAATCCACGATTCTAAATCAGTAGAGGCTGTCCAGCCCAGAATCGACTGAGCTTTGGTCACATCGGCCAAACTAACTTTTGGCTCTAATCTAAATCCAATATTTTCTCGACGCTGTGAAATCATATCAGCGATTTGGTTAACTGACCAGGTTTTACCTGACCCGATATTGATAATACTGAATCTTCGAGTAGGATTCATTGCCTTTAAGTTTGCAAGAGCAACATCTTTTACATAGATAAAATCTCTTTGCTGACGGCCATCATTGGTGATGGTTAGAGGTTTTCCGTTTTTAAATTGTTCTAAAAAGATTGGAATCACAGAGCGGTAGGAACTCTTAGAGTTGGTTCTTTCCCCAAACACGTTAAAGTATCGTAAGCAAGTAACTGCAATTTCAGTTGTTTCAGCATAGTACTTTGCATAAGTTTCACCGACTAATTTAGATAGAGCATAGGCCGAGATTGGATCAGGCTGCTGAGTCTCAGCAGTAGGAAAGGTTGCAGTGTTTCCATAGATCGCGCTAGTCGAGCTAAACACAAGCTTTTTTACGCCGGCAATTCTACAGGCTTCAAGCACGTTTGCTGTACCAACAACATTAACTTTAGTATATCGATCAGGATGATCTAATGACTCCTGGACAGACGTTAATGCGGCTAAGTGGAATACACATTCAGAACCTTTTATCATCGAGGCGATCATCTTGGGATCCTCGGCAATATCATAATCTCTAATATCAATACCAGCTAGCGGTAGATTAGATTTTTTACCAGTTGAGAAGTTATCAATGACGGTAGGAAAAAATCCTTCACTGATTAATAATTCTATTAGATGAGAGCCGATGAATCCGGCTCCACCTATTACTGTGACTTTTCTTAGCATTTATAGAGAATTAAAGATTAATTATAATTGACCCTTGGTTCCTACTTCAGAAGCGGTTTCGCCAGATGGAGCGGTTTCTGCAGCAGGCTCAGAGGCGGTTCCTCCAGCTGGGGCTGCTCCTCCTGCTGCTCCAGCCGCAGCAGCTTCGGCTTCTCCCTCAGACGTAGCTTGATAACTCTTGTTCTTGGCAATATCCTCATCGCTTAGCTTCAAGTATTCTTTAATCAAGTACTCAGTTGAGAAGTAAGGTTTATTTTCATCATTAACTACAGCTTTCATAGCATTAAGGGTTGCAAGACGCTTGTTAAGTAGCTCTTGAGTCTTAATTTCTTCAAACACGTTATCATCATGCCATGTTAAACCAACCGCATTCGCGAATCGGTGATCTGACTTAAGATCCTTCACGTCTAAACACATTTGTAAGTATAGAGGCTTAGTCATAAGCTCTTTAAATGCTGAGCGCAGACGTTTAATGAATTTATTGTATCGAATTTCCTCCCTTGAGATTCCTTCAGCATTCATTGTGTAAGATCCTTGATTTTCGGACCAACGAGAATACGGTAATTTAGAATCAAGTTTTAATTTATCTTGGAAATACTTTAAGAGCTCTGAACCTGATAAATTTGGTCCAGGATACTCAAGAGCCTCAATATCGATTGATTCACCACGATCGTTCTTTGGTAAAACATAGTTCTTATAGAATAAGATGTTCGGCTTACCATCAACCATCAATTCTCCGGAGCTTCCGTCAAATGAAATGTCCTCCTTTAGAGTGTTGGTAAATTCACGAACGTCTTCTTTTGCCTTTTGCATTGACTTGGTTCCAACTGGAACTGTAGTCTTTAAACGAATTGGAGCATTCATTGTATGCCAAATGACCTTAGAGTGCTCAATCAAGCGTAATAGGTTAAATGAACGAATTAGACGTTCAACGAAACTAACTCGTTTTGTCCTAAATTCGTTTGAGTATGAGATGTAGATGATCTGTGAATCAGTCAAGGTACGATTCATTCGATTGACCGGATCACGTTGAGACCATTGTAGGTAAATACGACCGCTTGAGTCCTTTTTAACTTCTGGATAGAGAGTTGATGGATCCAATTCCTTGAAACCAATAATATCTTTTGGGTTGGTCAAGTTATCGTAGATGATTTCAAAAGCCAAATGACCTTCGATTAACCATTGATAGAAGTATTGCCATGCAGAAATACCACGATCGAATCCCCATGCATTATAGATTTTTTCAAAATTTTCTTGGTACTTTTCCAAGATTTTTTGTTGGTAATTCAATCTTTCGTCCTTGTTCTTTCCACGATAGTTGATTTCTCCAACTAGATCGTTTGGATAACAGAAACGGTTATCCTGGTCGAATACAATTGCATCATCTGCAATTGTTTCAATAACGAATTCAATCTCACCATTTGAGGCAAGATCACGAAGACGTTCTCTTTTTTGAACGTAATCCAATTGAAAGAATGCAATTGACTTGTTCTTGAGTGAAGACGTTGTGTCCGATAGTGCAAGGGTTGCTTTCATTAGGTCGTCGCCTAGTGCATTGTTGAATCCCGTTAGCTGGCCCTCAATGTAACCGATTGCTTGGGAATTCTTAACGAGTAGATCATCGTACTTCATGCCGAATCGGCTAAGTGCTGTTAAACCTGATCTAAGTCCTCTTACTGGATTGCTATCTAAAAATCCTGCCATTTATTTATGTTATGTTATTTCAAAAAGTCTGAAATTTGTGACCTTGTCGCAATAGATTCA